TAATATTACCGCGCTTTTTGAGTTGTGAACAACAACTGCGCCCTTTTTCTCCTTTCATGAAGCCCACATCCCAACGCCAAATCCGTCCTGGTGTCCATAAGACACGCAACGCCGTCATAAGGGACTATGCCGTACTCGAAGAGGAGGTATACCAGAAAGCCTTACAGGCGCTCAACACGCAAAACAACAACACGGCGGACCAATCGGAGGCGGTCGGGCTTGACGAAGACCGTCGCACGAATCAGCCGCTCGGTCCAACTGCGACAGGTGGAAACTAAACGGAACATCACAATTAATTTAGTTGCCGCGCCCACTCCTTCAACGAATGCCAACTGGCAGTATTACTACCGGAACGTGTTCGTCGATCTCGCTAATGGTGTCGATTCCGATGATATTATTGGCAATGAGTTTGTTGACCCTTACGTTACATTCAAATGGAATGTTCAATTCGACATCAACAACCTGCGATCCCTCAACACCAGCAACACCGGAGTGCAAACCGTAAAGTGGTGGATGATGCTTGTAGCATGCAATGATTATTTGCCCGCCACTGTCTCTGGGTTCAACTCTATTGTCCCGGGCACTTCCACCGATCCGGGAGGATGGTGGGTTCAACCGGACCCAACGAAGATGACCTTCAACGGGAATAATGTGAAGATTTTGAAGAAGATGACTCGTCAATGGCATTTGACGTCCATTCCTAGTGTAGTAGGTACTGCAACTGTATCCGGTACGGAACAGTTTAGCGGAAAGATGAAGTATAGGTGGAGGCGGGGAAAGAAGACTTTCGAAGACCGCAACACCATAGAAGAGGATAAGACCCGTGTTTCTCAACTACGGGGAATGAATTACTATATAGTGACGGGGTGGTGGGTACCAACAGCTCTTAGCGGAACCCCGTTAGCTGCGCCTATCTTTTATAGCGTAGATCAATACTTGTACTTTAAGGACCCTTAATATACTCTGGTATCCTCCAAAGAGGAGTGTTCAAATCTATTACAGTTACATTTGCTGCGAACCATTCTTGGTCGTCACGCCATTCGTCGCTGGCTCTCCAGTCCCATGCTAAACCCCTATTACATAATACAATACAACATTTACGGGTCCATACTAATGTTCTTTTTCCTCTGTACTTGTCTGTTGCTTCGAACTCGCCCCCGCACCCCAGCCAGGACTTGTAGTTTGGTATGAACTTGATTTTGCAGTCGTCGAAAACGACGTAGTCTGCCTCGGCATCGAATTTGTCGATGTTGACAAGTCCCTGGAAGTATATGTGGTGCCCAAGCGACCGCGCCCAACTGGTCTTTCCGGAACGAGAGTCGCCGACGATGAGGAGTGACTTGGGTCGTAAGGGGCGGTTCTAGTTTTGGTAAAAAGAGATGATATCCTTAATAAATAACATGACTTAATACTCAATTGAAAAGCGGACCGGCGGGTAGCCGGTTCAAGATGTCCTAAAAGGTAAACCGAAAGACTATACCTCTTGGTCAAAGTTTTCTTCCAACCACCCCTCGATGCCCTCAGGGAGGGTGAAGTCCTCGTGTTCAAACTCGGAGGTAAAGTTGGTTCTCGGACGATAGACCGCCCTTGCCATTGTGTCCAGTTGTGTGTACCTTGTTGCGAAGTCGTACGGAGCATGCTCCCGCACGAGCTGCAGAAATTCTGGGGGATTGGTTGCTGTGTCCAGAAGTCTGGACCAGAGTTCGTTCCTAGACTCGCGGTGGTTCGAGTCAAGGTCGGGTGGGGTCCCCCAAGAGGTGGTGTCGCCATCCTTGCTGCAGTAGTCCAAACAGGCCTTGGGGCTGTTGACCGGAGAGATGTTAGGGTGGTGGCCGCCGAAATCAAATCTGGCGGCGTTGGTGAAGCTGAATCGTTTGACCCAGTCAACGAAGCAGTGGTAATGGAGTCCTCCGTCCTGGTGTCGCTCTTTTCCGATAAGGATGTACCCAGGCTGCTTTCTTCCAGACTCCCGGATAAAGGTGATGAGCTCATTTGGCGTAAAGTCGTTCCCTGCTTGGGCGTATGTGAGAAAAAGATATCTTCCCTGCCAACGAAAACTCATCGTGGTGAGGGAGTGACGAGTGAGTCGCTCAATTTATGGTCCAAGATATATAGGGGTGAGTGAGTGAGTGAGTTGGGATTATAAAAAGCGCGTA